AAACTGGACCATTTCTGGTGCAACCGCCGTAAATGCAAAATCTGGAGCACCGTTTTCAGAAGATCCTACAAGGTCACCATTTAGAGAATCTTATACCAGTGGAATGATTGAATCTACTGCAAATTCTGGTACAATTTCTTTAAAAAGTCCAGGGCTTATTCAGCCATCAGATATTAACGCTGACTTGGGATCTTTTGCCATTGGGGCATACTTTTTTACTTACGATAGAACGGTAAGCATTAGGCTGGGGTATGAGTATACAGATCCAGATACCTTAGAAGACTTTGAACTTATTAGAAGTTCGTCAGTACCAGTTCAAAGGCAATGGGCGTTTGTATCTCAAACATTTTCTTTACCCGAAAGTTTTAAAGACTTAAAGTTTATAATTGAGGTTTCTTATGTTTTGGATCCAGAAGACCCATATGTTGTTCCATATGAATTTGCCGTTAACGGAATAAACGTTGGACAATGGGCAGAAGAATTTCACCTAGAATCTTTGGGGGTAACTCCACAAGACCTACCATCTAATATCAACATTGACTCAAAAGGAGTAGAGGCTTTACCCTATGGACTTGATGGAGCCAATGGGTACTATCTTTCTAGAAACAATGAACTGTTTGCAAAAAACTCTGGACTACCGCTAGTCTATGGAGCCTTTAACAGTACCGTAATATTTCCAAATACTAACAGACCATCTTTGATATTACCTGGTTTTGGTTTTATGAATCAATCTGGTCAGTACAAAAGTTTTACCTTCGAGTTTTGGGCAAACATTCAATCTAACTCAATTGTGTCAAGAAAAATCTTTGGACCAATAGCATCAGAGGATGGAGTTTATGTTGACGGACCATTCTTAAAGTTACGTGTGGGAGAAACTCTTGCTTCTCATTACGTTGGTGAATGGAACAGGCCAATGCTTTTGGACGTAAGAGTGTCTTCAAAAGCCGCAAGCTTAGTTCTTAATGGAGAAGAGGTTTTGTCTTTTATTATAGACGAAAACTTGTTAAGCTTCCCTGAAAAGTTTGATGAGCTTGGTAATGATCAGGACTGGTTAGGCTTTTATGCTTACGAAGATGTACCGCTGATTCAGCTAGACTGTGCTGGAATATACCCATATGAAGTGCCAGCAATTGTAGCAAAAAGAAGATGGGTGTACGGCCAGGGTGTAGATATTCCAACAAACATTCAGGGCTCTACCACTGCAAACTCGGTATTTATAGATAATTCGTTTAGTAATGCTGCAAAGAATTACTCATACCCAAAGGTTGGAAGATGGAGGAATGGTCTAATAGAAAACCTTATACCAGAAGAGCAACAGCTATCTTTACCAAGCTATTCATTGCCGACTTTGACTTTTAGTAATAAAACTAATCAAGAGTGGTACCTTGATAGCGAAGCTGCCCAGGGCATTACTGGAAACAAGTTCATATCGCTAAAGCCAAATTCTGAATGGGAATCTACAGAAGGCCATATTCTTTTTGATAATCTAAATATTCTTTTGGATGATACAAAATGTTTTTATGGAATTTTTGAAATAGAAGCTCTTAGCCCAGACAAGCAAATACTTTTTGAACTTGTAAACGAAAGTAAGGGCGCAAAGCTAACCATAGCACTTGAAAAACAAACAGATCCTATAGTTGACTATATTGTTACCTACACACTAAGCTACAAGGTTCGTAGTGGAGCAACAGAAGAAAAATTGCTCTACTACTCTTATCAGCCTATCGAAAATGATTTATTCTTAGTTGGGTTGCACCTGCCAAGATTTACGACATATTTAGGACAAATGGTTTCATCTTTTTTTGGAAATAGACAGGGAATTAAAGTTTTTGTGGGGGGTAGCTCAGCACTTACAAATACCTTTCAGGGTAAAATATATAGAGTTGGGTTTTCTACCGAAAGAAACTTAAAAAAGATAGAGTCTTTGTTTTCTGATAGAGGAGTGCCAACAGACTACGAAAATGTTTTTGACTATTATGCTAGTGAAATACTTTACGACGGTGGCACCGCATACACAGATTCCTGGTTGTTGTCGTTGGATGGCGGAGATCCGTATGACTTCTCAGTAGAAAATGCAGAGTCTCACCTTGCAACATACACCCTTCTACCAAAGGTTGAGCTAGGAAAGTACATCTTAGATATTGGCGTAGATTCCTACTGGGAAGACTACTTACCACTTAGCTATTTTGGAAAGTATGTTGCTGATGCAAGCAATAAGAAAAAATTTCAGTTTGATTTCCTACAGCTAAACTTAGACTACCCAAGATTTGAAAGATTTAGCGGTAGCAATTATGACACAACTAATTCAATGATAAAAACATACGTAACTTTTCAGTATACGGCAAGTGGGGCAAACACAACATACTCAAGCTTTACTAATGTCGTTCCACTATCAAAAGACGGAGTGGTATATCCACAATCAGATGAGTGGCTGAATTCAAAATACGAGGTGGCAGATGACACAATAATTTATCCTCCACCAGGAATAAACTTTAAAAGTTTGTCTATAAGTATTAGCATTGAGATGAGTGTCCCTGGTATTATTTCCAATCCACTTAAAGTTAGATCGTTACAACTTTCGTCACAAGCTTTTGGATTTTCCCCTACAAGGATTGGTACGAGGCTAGGGGCAGAAATATATCCATACAGAAAAGTTGGCAGCTACTACGACTACAAGTCAGTAAGTCCATTTAGTACTTATAAGGGGAGCACTCCATATCTATATATGACTGCAAAAAGTGGCATCAAGCTTAGAGGAAATTTCTCCACATCAAACAGTTTAGGAATTTCTGTACCAATAAACAAAAAATTTAACTCATTCTTTAAAGTCAGTGCAATGCAAATAGCCTTCCGTTATGACGAACAGCTATTCCCAGAAGCTCCAGCACAAATTTTTGAAATTGAAGATAAGGGCAAGGTCATAAAGTTTTACCTTGTAAGGGAGTCGTCTAATTCTGAGCGTGGATATATATTTGCAATTAATAATGATACAGGACAAGTAGATCCAACAGTAATTTATAACATTGATGGAAGATCGGTAAACAAAGCATCAGTTAATCCAAGGTCTTGGGTAATGTTAGGCCTTTCATTCCAAGATCCGCTAGACTTTTCTCAGTTTGCCGGGGCTTTTAGAATTACAAATCCTCTTCTTGTCAATAACATTTCTTATTATCAAATCACACAACAAGATGAAGCCCAGAGGTTTTCCTTTCGTAAATGGTATGCCATTAGGTCAGAGCCAGACAATCCGCTTGAGTGGGAGTTCTGGAAGACATGGAAAGACAGCGTTGAGGGTGAGTCCTCTATCTGGCAAGCAGCGCTATTCCTTAATCAGGCAGAGCAAACTGTCCTAGACCCCGGTAAAATTTACAAACAATATACTGGTACAGACAGAATTGTGGTTCAGGATGAAGCAATCTTAAGGCTAAACAACTATAGGTATAGTACATTTAAGGATGTGCGGTGGACCAGGCAGATACTAGACTCTGCATAATATGGTATACTAGTGGTTATGAAACAATCAAAACCAAAGTTTCCTGGTCAAATTGGTGAAACAAAAATGCGTGTAGTAGAAGAAAACTTTTCTAACTTTGGAACCTACGTCTGGCATAAGCCAAATGGTAAGGCTTTTACAGATGGAAGTGGTAACGCTTTGTCTATTGAGTCCGTAAGGGGAGACGGTGTAAGAATCAAAGAACTCGAAGATGCCGCCAAGTATTGGGGGCAGCCAGAAGGCTCTGCAAAGTTCTACTCTAACATGAAAAAGATTTCTGAAGAAGACCACAGTGAGCAGCTTGACAGAATGAAAAATGGCTTGCTTCCAAACATGAATGACATTGGAGCAATCATTGCTGCCAAGCAAAGTTTACAACAGCATGGGGATGAGGGCTAATGTCACAAGAATGGAATATTGGAGCAAGTCTTGACGAACTGACCGAACAAGACGATAGCTTTAAAAGACAAGATCCTTTTGATAAAAGCTGGGATTCTTTAAAATCCTACAACAACCTTGACAATAACTTTAAGCGTCGTTCTACTAGAATAGCAAAAGCTTTAGATATGCCACCTAGTGATGCATACATTAGAAGTGCCCGTGCAAATCAAACAGGCATGGACATTGCACAATCTAAAGAGATTAATCCTGGAGATGTATTTCGTAATGGATATGGCATGTTTGATGTCATTACTCCTCCTTGGAACCTTTATGAGCTTGCAAACTATTACGACACATCTTTTGCTAACCACGCTGCAATTGATGCAAAGGTAGAGAATATTGTTGGACTAGGATATGACTTTCAAATATCAGAAAGAACAATGCTTAAGCTTGAAAACAACGAAGACCGAGAGGTAGTAAAAAGAGCTCGTAATAGAATTGAAAGAGCTAAGATTGAGATGCGTGATTGGATCGAAAATCTTAATAACGAAGAATCCTTTACTCATACACTAATGAAGTTTTACACAGACGTTCAGGCAACAGGAAACGGATATCTAGAAATTGGAAGAACTACTAAAGGTGAAATTGGCTACATTGGACATATTCCATCAACAACAATGCGTGTGCGCAGACTGCGTGACGGGTACGTTCAAATAATTGGAAATAAGGTCGTATACTTTAGAAATTTTGGGGCAAAGAATCAAAACCCTATTACCACTGATTCTCGTCCAAATGAAATTCTTCAATATAAAGAGTACTCACCGTTAAATACCTTTTATGGAATTCCAGACATTATGTCTGCCATTTCATCTTTGCATGGAGATCAACTAGCCTCACAATATAACATTGATTACTTTGGCAACAAGGCAGTCCCCAGATATGTTGTAACCCTTAAAGGTGCGAAGCTTTCTCCAGACGCAGAAGACAAGATGTTTCGTTTCCTACAAACAAGCCTTAAGGGCCAGTCACACAGAACTCTTTATATTCCATTACCAGGAGATTCCGATGGCAACAAGGTAGAGTTTAAGATGGAGCCAATTGAAAGCGGTGTGCAAGAGGCTTCCTTTAAAGAGTATAGAACACAGAATCGTGACGATATCCTTGTTGCCCATCAGGTACCCTTGTCTAAAATTGGTGGCGGTGACTCGGGGTCAATTGCATCTGCATTAGCACAAGACAGAACATTTAAAGAGCAAGTTGCGAGACCAGCTCAAAAGAATCTAGAAAAAATGATCAACCAAATGATCAAAGAAAAAACAGACATTCTAGAATTTAAGTTTAATGAGCTGACTCTGACTGATGAAATTGCTCAGTCTCAAATTTTGGAGCGGTACGTAAAGACACAAGTAATGACACCAAATGAAGCAAGGCAACAGCTAGGACTTCCACAAAGACCAGATGGAGACGACCCATTCGAAATGACGCCTCGTCAAGCAACAGATATGAGAGCAAATACTGCACAGAATCGACAGAGAGACTCTGAGCGTACAAACAATCAGTCTGATGGGCCAGCAACGCTGACTGGGAGAAATCCAAGTGGCGAAGGAAACGCCTCAGAATAAAAAAATATTTATCTTTTATAACATTTTTATAAAAAAGAGTATATAATGGAGCTAGTATGACTATATCAAAATGCACCGTAGACGGTTTCCTAAATTTAAAACGCAGAAACGGAACTAAAACCCTTTACTGCGAGATGCACTATGCAAGATTTTTGCGTAATGGAGAATTTGGTGTTTCTCAAAAAATTAAAATTGCATCCGCAGGACTTTTTGCAGACGACATCTCTAGAATTTTTTCTCTTGCAGATTACTTAATAATGGATCGGAGTTTGCAAAATGTTTAATATCGACAAATCAGATACAAAACTAGACGGAAACGACATACATCTTTCCATGCCATTTTCAAAAGTAGACAAAGAGCGTAGACTTGTCTCTGGTTTTGCAACAACAGATGCAGTAGATAAGCAAAACGATATTGTTACCTCAGAGGCTTCTTTGGAGGCTTTTTCAAAATTTAGGAAAAATATTAGAGAAATGCACCAGCCAGTTGCTGTTGGAAGAATGATTTCTTTTAAGCAAGATAAATATTTTGATGTAGAAACTAAAAAGTTTTACAATGGTGTTTATGTTTCTGCTTACATTTCTAAAGGTGCTCAAGATACTTGGGAAAAGGTTCTAGACGGAACCCTTACAGGATTCTCAATTGGTGGTAAGATGCTTAAGTGGGACGATGCTTATGACGAAAAGGGGGATAGTCAAATTCGTATTATTAAAAAATATGATCTGGTAGAGCTTTCTTTAGTTGACTCCCCCGCAAATCAGTTTGCTAACATTTTGTCTATTGAAAAAGTAAACGACGTAGACGTTCTTAAGGGAGATGGCGTAGCTGATTTAGAAAATGTTTTCTGGGATTCAGACTCAGGGTTGGTAATGTTATCCGATAATGAATCAGAAGCTCACCCTGTATCCGGAACTCAGATGAAAAACATTGGGTTTGTAGAAAAATCTGATGCAGAAAAAACAGACATGATAAAGTTCTTGGTTGATAGTGCTAAAGGCATTAATACAATTAAGATGACAAAGGAGGTAAGTCCTATGACTGATGAAACCACTAACCTCGAAGAGGTTGTAGAAAAATCAGATGAGGTCGCTCCAGAGGCAGATGCCAAAACTGAAGAGGTAGTCGAAGAAGTATCCGAAGAGGTTACTGAAGAGAATGCCGAAACGGAAGAAGTAGAAGCTGAAAAGGCTGATACTGTTGACGTAGACGTTGAAAAGTCTGACGCCGCTGAAGTAGAGGTCGAAAAGGCTGATACTCCAGAAGCAGAGGCAGGGGTATCAAAGTCTGATGAGGTAACTGTAGATGCAGTTTCTGAAATCAAAGACACAATTACATCAGCCTTTAGCGATCTAGCAGACACTGTAAAAGCATTACATGCCGAAGTGGACGCACTAAAGAAATCAATTACTGGAGTATCCGAAGAAGTCTCTGCAGCCAAGCATGAGATTTTTGAAACAAGGGGCCAGTTTGATGAGTTTGGAAAGAGGGTCGACGCTGTAGAGCAAGACACTGCTTTCCGCAAATCTGGCGATCTAGGCGAGATCGTGCAGGATCAACCTGAAACAAAGGTTGAAAAATCCCTATGGGGCGGTCGTTTCCTCAAAGCAACCGACTTATTTAATTAAGCAGATAAAATCACTTAGGAGGTGACAATATGTCGGAAGAGATTCAAAAAAATAATCCAGACACCGCAGGTGATGACTCAGGGCGCTATAACGCTGAGGGTGCATTCGCTTCAGGTGGAATTGGCGGAGTATCGAGTCCTGGTGCAGACACACTAGGAAACATTCCTACCGCTAGCTTTGGTGTGACAACGGGTCCAAATGCTGTAAATCCATCAGGAG